GTAGACGCCTTCCGCCAACTGCGCCGCGTCCGAAAAGTAATTGCCGACCTGCTGGTATTGCACGGCTTTGTTTTCGAGGTTCGCCCCTTTCAGGCGTTGTTGGGTCAGGTAGGCATCCGCGGCCACCGAACGGTGAAACTCATCCTTGGTTTCCTGCGTGACCGCGGCGGCCGAACCAACCCCGACATCAACCCCAGAGCCGGCATAGCGCGCGGTCTGCGTGCCGAGTGTCGTCAACTCCTGCTGCCGCATGGTGCGGAAATCTTCCTGCCAACTGAACTTGATCGCGCGCGACTGCGAACGGCTGGCGTTGTTCGCCTTCTGGGCAGCGGATTTGCCGGCCAGCCCTTGGCCGAGCGCCATCACTCCCTCAATGACTGGAGCAACCCACGCCATTACCCCCCCTCCGTCGTCATCAAACCGAACAGTCCCGTCAGGTGCAGCGGCAGCGGCAAGTCTTGTTCGATGACAATTTTTCCGTCACTGCCGAAATTCGCGATCTTCACATCCCCCGAGAATAGGCCGGTCGCCGCGTCATAGAAATCATCCTGCGTTTTTTCGTTCGGCCGGACACCATTCAACTTGGGCATCGCCGAGGTGAGTAGCCGCATGACCGGCAGCACCCAACGGATCTTTTGCGACTGCGTCGTCATCTGCTGTTGTGACTCAAGGCGATTGGGTTCGATGCGCGCAACGTAACCAAAACCTACCGAAATCGTGGAACCCAAGACCGTCTCGACGTCGATCCGCCCGGCGTAATCGGGAATCGCCTGGCCCAGATAAACGCCGTCCTCGACCACTTGCACCGCCCGGCCCGCAAAGCGCGCGGGCGTCGTCAGTTGTGTGGCTCCGGTTCCGGTCAGCTGCACGTAGGAGTCGAGGTGCACCGACCAGTCTTTTCCCGCGTAAGGCGTCACGCTCCACGCCAGCGGCTCATCGACGTTGATCTGGTTGGCGAAGAATGTGGGTGACGCATCGAACAGGTTCTGACTGGTGCCTTCCATGATTTCAAAACAGGGATGGTTTTCGAACGTGCCTAAGGATTGGTTGTAGGTGTAGCGATTCACTAAGGCGATCAGCGCCATCGCGTTCCCATCAAACCCGGTCAGGATGTCGATGACCGGATCGGACAAGTTATGTTTGTGCCAGGCCAGCGCGTGGTAGGCCGTTTGACTCGGGGCATAGCTCATGCCCATCAAAGCCCCGTCGGTGCGAACCGCCCACAGATACGTTTCCGTGCTCTGGAAACTCGCCAGCCGCTTCAAGCGATTTTTCATCGTGAACAGATGTTCAGCGAACGAGGTCAGATCCCACGACTGCCACGTTTGCAGGTCGTTGGAGAATTGCACTTGCCGAATCTGCCGGTCATCGACGGTTGGAAAGAACACATCGCCGTCGACTTCGGTGGCATGGATTTCCTTCGAACAGTTGTAACCGTTGATGCGGATGAACGAGACGTTGGTCGGCGTCCACGGCCGGGCGAACTGTGCATAGACCCCGGCACTGGTGCCGATGAACAGGATCTGCGCCGAGAAAATCCAGCGGATGATCGAGTTATCCGCACTGGCGAGGCGAAACAGAATGCCGTCGTCATCGTTGACCCCGAGCGTGAAATCCAGACTCCGCGCGGACCCCACGATCATCGCCGCGGCGATGACGGACGGCGCATCCGGTGGCCCACTGCCGACCAGCCGTTGCTCGTGGAACGCCATCTGTCCCGGCCAACCCCGTCCTCGAGGGGAGTAGGAATCGTCAATCGCCCAGACGGCCACGGCAATGTCGTAGTCTTTATCGGGTGGCACGGTCGCGCCGCGCGCGATCCAATAGGTGTCCGTATCCACCCCGACTCCAGGCTCGTTGGTCGACGCGCCGATGTTGGTCGCAATACATTCGTAGTAGACCCCGCCGTGCAGCATCAGAAACGGACCCGACCACAACGGCTCCGCATCGCCTTGCGCGTTGTTGGTTTTCTTGAATTCGTAGTTGGTGATCTCGGGACTGACGACCGACCCGCCCAACGAGAAGAATCCCAGGATGCCGGTGCCGTCGCCTTTGCTGCTGTAGTACTTGAACGCGATGTTGTAGGTCGTGACGAACCCGACCGTGCTCGCAATGTCCACCACCGCACTACCGGGAACGACCGCGCTGATGTACTTGTTCAGCACCTCTTCGATCCCGACCGTCGTAGATCCCCCGTCCGCTTGATAGAACGAACTGAGCACCAACTGGCCTTTCGAGGAGACGGCGTAAATACCGGAGACTTGGAAGTAGGCGTTGCCGACCACCCCAGCCCCTGAGTAGGTGATCTTCAGCGTCCACGTTGCCGTCTGTGAAATGGGCGAGGTGTCGTCCTCGTAGGTGTATAGCGGCGCGATGAAGTTGACACCCGGATCGGTCAGCATGACCGGGGTCTTGAAGGTGATTTTGCGCGGCCGATGCGAGGGGGAGTAGACGATGACGGTATCGTTGTACTGCGCAACCCCCAGACTTTTCAGATCGCTCAATGTGTACGGACTGACGTCGTGACCGATCACCTGGAAGGTCGGCAGCGCATACACCCACGCTTCTCCGGGCACCATGAGCAGCACGATGTCGGCGGATTCACCCCGCAGCGCAAAGGTCCGATAACTCAGGCCATCGATCGGTGCGTTCGGAATGTCGTCGGCCACATCCCGGCCGAACCTGAAGCCTTCGCGTTTGTAGGCGCCGCCTTGCGGCAGCACGATCATGTTGGTCAGTTCACGACAGCCGGAGCGATAGACGTCGGCGGCGTTCATGCCGAACAACTGATCCCCGGCCACGCGCGAAGCAACGCGGGGAGAGGTTTCACCGAATACGAAATTCGTGATCAACGCATGGAAGCGCGCCGGCATTATCGATACGCGGTCAGTTGGGTATTGGTGATCATCCGCGTGCTGGATTCTTGCCCGTACTGATTTTCACACTCGGCTTTTCGCAGTTCGTACAGCTGCACCATCGAGGTCAGTTTCCCTGACGAACTGGTCAAGGTGTAGGTCAGTTGTGCGGCCAGGAACGCCGAGAAGGCTTGCACGAACGAGGCATCCATGACCGCTTCGATATTCGGGAGTGTCCGAATGTAGCGGATCTGAATCCCCGCATCGTAGTTGCACAGAATCTGCTGGCCTTCGCGGACCCATCCGTCCCGATCCGTCAGCGGCTGCCCGGCTTGGAATACACCCAAGACCAACGTGCAGTCCTGCGGCAGATCGAAGGCGCTGGCATAGCCAAACGGCGGAGCGGTCCCCGCGCCCAACTGGGCGGTTCTGGCGATCGCAAAGTTCGGTTTGATTTCGCGTAGGCACGCATCGCGCGTCAGTTGGTAGAAGACGTTGCAGGCGCGCGCCTCGTTGGTGTCCTCATCGAGCGACTGGATCGTCTTCTCGGCCAAGAGCATCAAGGCGTGATTGCAGATTCCGATCTCGTCCATCACCAGCGCCTATGTCGATTGCGTTTTTTGTTGAGCGCCTTGTAGCGGAGTTCGACTTCTTCCTCGGCGGCGGCGATCTGCTGCTGGGTCACGTGGTAGTGCTTGAAGTATGCGGCGCGGTCGGCGGGTAGCCATGCCTTTTGATCCATGACCACGATCACATCTGCGATCTGGCTGATCGGAATGAAATGGACTTCCTCGAGCATGCAGCGTTCGCAAGTATTGAAACCGGGGATGAGTGTGATCCCGCCGCAGTACTGACAGAGTGTGGTGCCGATGGTTTGCACCACCTTACCGTTCACGACTTGCGCCATTCCCCCCTCCAAAAAAAAGGCCCATAGCGGCAGCCATAGGCCTCAAAACCACGGAACAACTCCTGGGATGGAGAGCTTAGGTTTCCGTGGTATCCATCTGAACGACGCCTTCATCCTCGATGCGCGTCGCGCCCATCGTCATCCGGCAGTACACCTGCCAGGCGCCCGACTTGTCGGGACGTTGCAGGATGAACGAGAACATGTCCTCGTTGATGGCAAGGCCCATCGCCATCTTCTGGAACATGAAACAGGAGCGGGTCGTCAGCGTCAGCGTGAGCCGTTCCGAGCGCACCCAATCAAGTGCGAGGAAACTGGCGACCTGACCCGAGGCCAGTGATCGCTGCACGTTGTAGTCGGCCGACGTGACGGCGGCCAGCTGCAGCACGTCGCGCAGTTGCTTCGAACCGTACACCAGCGTGCGACCTTCGTCGTAGACGTCGTTCGCGTTCAGCAGCTGCTGGGCGTTCAAGAGATGCACCAGCGTCATCGACGCCGCGAGCGCGTTCTTCTGACCGGCCGGGAGTGCCACCGAGGCACCTGCACCGTCGGTTGCGTTACCGAGCGCGGCCGCGATGATCAGATCATCTTTGGCACGGCCCAAGGCCATCGCACCGGCAACGGCATATTCCGACTCCGGGGAAATGAGCAACCGCAATTTGTCTTCGCGGTCGACCAGATCGCCCCATTCTTTGTCCGTCGGGGAGACTGCGCGTCTGGAGTGCGGCGCATCGAGCACTGGGGTATCGGCGTGGCGGGAGACTTTCGTCTGCGCCGCGACCTTCGCCAAGCGTTCGAAGTTGTAGGTATTCCCGAGCAGCGATTCGACTCTGACCTTGTCGCCAAGGCGTGAACCGCGCTGTTGGGAAAGCTGATAGACATTCGCCTTGAACTCGGAGACGAATGCGTTTGAGATCGTATTTGCCAAGGGAGCGTTCTCCTAAAGTTGTCGAAACCTTTCGGAACGCTCCCCGGAACCCGGACGCTGCCTGCCTTGTCGTGGCTAACGGTCGGACTCTCCCGACAGTCTTGCGGACCTTGCGGCACTCCGCCAGCGAAACTCTACCCCAACGCCTACGGCGGATTCAACGCGCCGATGTTGGTGGGCGGTGCGGACACGGCTTGCGCCTGCGTCCACGTATTCAGATTCTGCGACGGTGTCGTGCGGTTGGAATCGCACTTGCCGAACCGCGCCAGCATTTTCTCGATCATGAATAACCTCGTTTCGAATAGTTGCGGCTACGACGTTTTTGCTGCATCAGCGGCGCGGATGCGTTCTGCTTCTTCGGCCGTCTTTGCCCAATCGGGACCGACATACGTGAACTTGGGTTCTTCGTCACGGTAGTGCTCCGGTTCATCTTTCGGTCCTTCCCCCATGTTCGGCTGCATGAGCAGTTTGGGTTTGATCATTTCTTTTTCTTCTTGTCAGCCTTGACGTAGTCCTTGCCGACCTTCCGTGGGATGCCCAACGTACTTTTGCCGTGGGCCGCCGCTTCCATCGCGCGATGTTGTCGAGGGGTCTTACTGGGCATTACAACGTCTCCACTCTGTGCACCCGATCCGTCTGACCGTGATTGAACGATTCGTGGGCAATCGATGCGTCTACCGCGTAGATTGCGCCCAACTCGCAATGGTAATCAACCCCACCCGCCCGCGAGATGCAGCCGTCATTCGTCGCCAGCACCGTGTGGGTTTTGTTGTTGTGCGGCGGATGGTCCTTGTGCAGATGGATTTTCCCACCGGGTTTGATCTTGATGAACGCGACCTTGGCGTGGATCTGCACCCAGAAGTCATCGTCATCCGCCCCCGTGGCGCCGATCACATGGTTCCACGGGAAGCCATCGATCAGCGCCCGGTAAGCGACAATCTCCGCTGGTGAGATCGCACCGATCTTTACGTACACAACCCGGTGTTCGCCGCGAAGAAATCTGCATTGCGCAGCGAATAGCGGCGGATCGCGACCGACCGGATCTGCGCCGTGCACGCCGCGGTGATCGGCGAGCGGATCGTCAACGTGGTCGGAGCGCCGGTCACCGATGCAATTGCGATCGTGACGAACCCGTCTATCCCCAAGGCTGCCGCCCACTGCGCCGCGGTAAACGTCTGGATCGACGTCGCCCCGAGCAGCACCGTCAGGGAACCCACACTCAGCACGCCTTGCAGGCGAAGTACCAGCTTCTCGGCCGCAACCCCCAGGAACGTCGCGGGACTGGGTTGTGCCTGCAGACCCGGCGGATACAGGGTGAACACCACATCTCGCGCAGCAGCGGGCGCTGCCGCGGCGATCTCGACCTGTCGCAGCGCCAGGTTGAACGTCCAGTCCGTTGGCACGACCACACCGATCGGAACTTGCGACGACGTATAGATCGGCGTGGCGTTTTGGTTGGTCCACTCCTCAATCATGTCGACCGCAGGTGCCGCCGGGGTGCCAACCGCACCGTGCGCGCTGAAGTACGAATCACCGACCCACTTCTCGATTTTCGTGTAGTTCGTGTTTCCTACGCCTGTAGAGATGACACACCTCCCAACTGTTTCCAGTTCTTGTGACCGGGCAAACACTCCCGGATGGTTTCGTAATTGACGCCGTAGCGCGCGCCAAGCGCACGCAATGATGTGTTCCCTTGAGCGTACTCCGTACGAATTGACAGCACATCCTCGGCGGTCAACTTCGATCCTGAACACGCCTCGCCAACCCTCGCGCGCTTTCGTTCCAACATATCGCGAACATTGTCTTTCTGATCGCCCAGATAGAGATGCGCCGGATTGATACATGCAGGCACATCGCAGCGATGCAATACGTGGCGCCCCTTGGGTATTGGACCGTTCTCAATTTCATAGGCCATGCGGTGCGCGCGTTGCGTTGGTCTGCCAGCCACCGTCAAAACACCATATCCAAACGTCGTGTGTGCCCGCAGCCAAATGTGGCAACCAGTCTCTGATATCGGCATTGAGCCCTCTTCAAGACGACGGGCGACACTTTCGCGCATTGCCTCATCGGTGAGCGGTTTACGTCCTACTTTCACGAGGCTTCTTCGAAAAGGAAGTCTTTACCCGGCGCCAGCGGCGCCATCCCTTCGGCAATGCGTCTGAGCCGCATCATCTCCGACAACGCCGCATCCTTGGTCTTGCGCCCGACTTCTCCCAACCCGAGCTCCGACGTCGGCTTGTTGAACGCATGATCCGGGTTTCTACGAATCTCGCTGATCTTCTGCGCGGCTTCGGCCGGGGTTTCAACGAACTTGAGCGCCGGGGTCAGATCGCCCATGCCGCGCTCCTGAAAGAGTTTACCGACCTCAGCCAGTGCGATGATCGTTTCCGCACTGGGGTTTGCCGCGAGTTGATCGACCAGTTCCTGACCGCCGAACTTCTTCGCCGCCGCGAGCGCGCGATCCTTGGCGGCGGCCAAACCTGCATCGCCATACTTGGCCTTGACGATCGAATCGACCTTGCCGAACCGTTCCTGCTCCGCGGCCTTCGACGCCAACCGCGCCTCGATCTGACCCTTGGCGAAGGACTCGAACTGATTCGGCGCCAAGCCCTGTTCGTGCGCCCACTTCTTCCAGCCGTTGACCTCGTCCTGCGTGACGACGGTTTCCGCGCCGGCGGGCGGCGCTTTCAGTTCGTACGCTTCCGGCTTCTCCGGCCGCACAAACTCGTGGAAGGTTTCACGTGGAACCATGCCGACCTGTTGCAACTTCGCTTTGAACGCGGTCTTGTCGGCATCCGATGCGCCTTCCCCTGGGATGCGGATCGAGTTGCCCACTTGTGACTGATACATCAGCGCGCTTTTCACGATCGCCGCGAGATCTGGCGCTTCCTTGACCAGCGTCGAGTCGTTCAGTTCATCGGACAAACCGTCAATTTTCACTGATGAAACTCCTCATGTAGTCGATCATTTCGAACTGACCGACGTTGTATGCCATCGTCAACGGATCGGTACTGAATAGCGTCTTGGCAAAGCGTTTTTCCAGTTCATCCAATATCCATTTCCCATCGGGTGAGCCGAACAACCGTCCTGCGATCACCTCGAAGGTCTGTTCGTCAGGGGTCGCCATGAATCACCCGATGCGACAGTTCGTGCTGAATGCTCACCAAATGCCACGCCAACTCAGCCGTCGTCATGTTGGACCAATAACACTTCTGCATGTCGTCGTCGGTCGCGATCGAAATCACGGCGGATTTGATGCCTTTGATATTTGCCAACACCTGCGCAAGCATCACATCGGCAGCCACCTTCTGATTCGGCAGTGTGTAAATCTCGGCACTCATGCCGCTTGCGGCACCATTCGCGTGACCGCCCCCTTCATCTGCGCATCATTGCCCGCTTGGCCGATGTTCTTCGCCGCCTCGGAGGCCATGAGCGCGGACTGCTCAGAGGCCGCCTGCTGTTTCGCATCGTTGCGGGTTTTCCGCAGTGCCTCCACTTCATCATCCGAACGTAACACTTTGGCCGGCACACCCAAGAGCGAGGCTTTGTACCGCTGCGCCTTGTCCAGATCCAGAATGTCCATCGCCTCTTCGATGCCGGAGTTTTTGAGCGCCAGCGCATCGCCAGTGAAACGGTCGATCGCATCCGTCTCCACTTGTTTGGCCGCTTGCGCCATCGGTCCCACGTACTCCACATCGAGCGCCTGTTCCTTCAGGCCCAGCGGCATCGGCAAAAACGCCTTCTTGCGGTACATCATGTTGAACCCGCGCTGCAGCATCGGATCGAGCACATCGGGTTTCAACTGAACGACCACCGGCCCGAGTGAGCGATACACCGCCTCGGAGCGTTTCGCGATTTCATACGCGGTCATCTGGCCGACCTGTTCGCGCGCCGGCAACTCGAGCGCGTGGTATTTGAAGATGTCGCGGATCTGAAAGCGTTTGTCTTCGAGCTCGACCATATGATGGTTGAGGTCCGGGGAGAATTCCCACGGCTTGGACTCTTCGAGGTTTCGAACGACTGTCACCCCACCGGACGCCAGGTTCGCATCGCCAACGATGTTGTTCTGTTTGGTCTTGATCGGTGGGTCGATCTGTTTCGCCCACGCGGCGAGTTCCAATCGTTCGGCTTCATTCACCGAGCGGACAGTCGGCAAGGCTCTTTCACCCGGCCCGTAACCCATGATGTCGTCGGACTTCTTCCGCCAACGGCCAATGAAAGCCGCTTGTTCATACGTGCCGCCATCCTCAACGATTTCCGTCGTTTCGACCGATACCCACACCTCGGCCCAGGGACGTTCGAGCGGCACCAATGGTCCTTCCGGGCGCGTCGATTTGCCGTCGACCTTGGGCAATAGCCGTTTGAAGCGGCACTTCAGCGCCGGGAACACTTTGTCGGGGTCATCGGCGTACATGTCGCGGATCTTACTCGGACACTTGTCGCCAAACCGGGTGAGCCATTGTTCTGCCGTCAGATCGAATTTCTCGAATACCTGATCGATCAGGCCTTTCGATGACTCAGCCAATCCGAGTGATCCCAAGTGCAGCGCGCGGAACATGAAACCACGGAAGCGGTCGGTCGCCCCGTCGGAGTCGTACTCGGGTTCCTTCTCATCGAGCTCCACCCCGGCCGAGCCAAACGCCCCGAGGTCCAGATAGAACTGGCCCATGACCATATCGAAGTTTGATTCACGGATCGCTTGGCGGAGTTTGTCCTGGCAGTCATCGAGCCATTCGCGGTTGGCGTCGACGTTCTCCACGTCTTCATCGCGAAACTTCAGGCCGAACCAGACAGACGAGGGATTCGTCAGCGCCTCATGCAAACGGTTGGAGAGCCGGTCGTTGGCTTCCATTGCGGTCGAATCGTAGATCTTCGAGGAAATATCCGTGCCCGGCGTCAGCTTGGTCGTGAAGCCCGAGCGTTGACTCGGCATGATGTAGTACGCGATATCATTCCAGCGCAGCCGCCAATTGCCGAGATTGCCCCACCGGGCATCGAACAGCTTCTTCAGGCGGGTCGCGTCGTAGGTGAGCATCAGGCAGCGGCTTTATTCGGGTCGACTACTTCCTCTTCCTTCCATTCGCTCCACGGAACACCCGGCCGCGTCTTGTATGAGTCGATGTGCGCTAGCGCCGCCATGTCGTCAATCTTGACCGTGGAATTCCCGAGGTTGTGGATCGACACGATCAGGTTCTCGACGGTCTTGGGACCGATGAAGATTTGCTTGCGCAAGTACAACCCGCGTTCTTCCAGTTCGTACACCGGGGAGAGCTCGACCGTCACGCCGTCAGGAATTTCCATCGCGAGGCCAGTCATGAACCGCTCCACCGTCGAGTTGTTGACGTAACCTTTGTTCGGCGACATCGAGCGATACAGGTAGACCTTGCCCGACTTCGGCGACGGGATGATGTCCTGCGCCATGTGGTAATTCAGTTTGCCGTTCATAGACTCCCCCGGTATCTCGTCACTTGATTCTGTACGTTCGGAATCCAGCCATTGATGCCGCGTACGACGTACCTGACCGCATCCATGATGTGATCATTTTCCTTGACGATCTTGCCCTTCTCATCCCGCCGGTACAACCGAAACTCCTCGAAGAACCCCGCCAGATGTTTGAACACCTTCAGCCGCCCGGTGGTGAGCCGTTCGTACACATCGAAGATGCCCGCCTCAACGGTGTTGTCAGCAGGTTCAACCCGGAGGTATTTCTCGTAGATGTCGAGGATCGCTTCGCCGTCTTTGATCTTGCCGGCGCCCGCTGCTGAAGGATCGATGTAACCCGGTATCCAATCGCCGCGTTGTTGGATTGCGCTGATGTGCACCGCCGGCTCCGCTTGGCCGCGTTTGTAAACGTCGTAGACATACACCGTATCGGTGCCCATGTCGCGCGCGCACCAGACGGCGGCGGTGGCGTTCCAACCCACATCGAGGCCAAAGCCGCGGGTAAACATGTTCGGGATCTCGAAGGCATCGACCTTGATCTCATCCTCATCGATCGGATAGATCGCGCCGGAGCCGAGCATCGGAATGCCCTGGGTTCTGGCTTTGATCTGATACGGCGGGATCGTTTTGATCAGCCGCTGTTTTTCCTCTGTGGACAGGTGAGGCGCGTCGTCTCACCAGCCCGCGTTGATTACTCCAACCACGGGCTTCGGCCCTCCCTGACTGAACAGATGTCAGCCTTCATCAGTTAGCGACGGAAACGTCACCCCCCAGCGTCAACGTCAGGATGTTGTTCGTCCCCGCGAAGGCCTGAATGACCTCGGCAGCGACAAGGGGCACATACACCCATTGATCCAGAACACCACCTGCTGCGATCGGAAAGGCATCGAATAGCCGCGTGCCCGCTGCATCGGCGCCCACTGACAACGTAAACGTGACGGTCGAGCCGCTGGGATTCTGCACGTGGATGTGACGCAAGATCGTGAGCGTCGCCGCGGGCACTGTGTATTTTGTTGCGGCCGCGTTGGATACCTGCGCAGGACCGGCCAGACGAGTTGCTGTACGCGCCATGTCAGTCTCCTATCAAAGGCCAGGGATCGGGGTTTCGATCCACTTGAGCATGGACGCCGCTGAATGGGCAACCGGGGTCGTGGTGGCGAGCAGTGCCAACACACCACCCGGCGGGACGATCAGCGAACCATCGAAGTTCTCAACGGGGTTGCCGCCCTGTGCCGGAGAGAACCCGACAGCGGTATCGATCTGCGAGTACGCACCCACCGACCCCCCGCTCAAGGCGGAGGCGCCCATGATGACGAGGTTGTTGGTGAGACCCGTGAGCGCGATGCCCGCGAGACCCTTCGCGAAGGAGCCCCCCTGGATCAGGTCACGCGTGTTCCAGGGTGTCAGCAATCCGGCGGCGGTCAGCGCGAGGTTGCCGACAGATGACGCCCACACGAAGGGGCCACCACCGGTGCTGGTTGCCGCGGTGATCGCAAGGCCCAGGATCGCTTGCGTGAGCTGCAAGTTGAACTTGGAGGTCGGAGGGTTCCAGACGCCAACGATCGGTGTGGTGGAGTTGGTCAACGTCGTGAAGGTCGCGTTGTTGATCGCCGTCAACGTCATCCCGCTTTGGAAGCCGCGGCCGTTGACGGTCTGCTCGTAAAAGCGACCATTCAACTCGGAGACAATGACGTCCCCCTGAAGACCCTGTCGGTAGCCGTCGTTGACGGTGATACCCGACGCATTTTTCTGCTCGCCTGTGGTGCCCATTGCGACCGGCATTGCGCGTTCCCCTCTAAACGTAAGTGCTCAGTTCTTGTCGCAGCTGATGTAGATCAGCTTGCGCATTGAGCGTTGAGTGTAGCACCGAATTTAGGACTTGCAGTTCCGTGACGATGGCCGAGCTCGATGAGAATTCACTGCGCAATTGATCAAGGTCGTCACGACCGTTGAGCGTTGTGTGCGCGATGCTCGTCATGACGCGCAGTTCCGTCAGCACGTGCGCGAGCAAATCGGCTGCCGTTCGATAATCGACAATGGCACCGACCGGGCCTTGTGTCCCCGTATTACCGGGCGGACCTTGCTGACCCTCGTCGCCGTCTTGTCCATCGAGTCCCTGTGGACCGGCGAGACCGATCAACCCTTGGATGCCTTGTGGACCCGTCGGCCCCGGCACGCCCTCATCACCATCCTGACCGTCGAACCCTGGCGCACCCGTGAGACCTTGCACGCCTTGTGGGCCGGTGGCTCCCGTTGCCCCGGTAGATCCCGTCGCGCCGAGCGGACCCACGACGCCTTGCGGGCCAATCGGACCTTCTAACCCTTCCTCACCATCAAGCCCCGGTGGGCCAATGGGACCAATGGGACCAGCGGCACCAATCGTCTGTACATACGGCAAGGAGATCCACGGCGTGACCCCATCGCCGATCTTGATCTTCTTGGTGTTCGTCTCGATCGCGATCTCGCCAGCGACGAGCAGTGGATTGTTGGCCGTGTAATTCGCGGCCGTATCGGCACGGGGAACGATGTAGCCTTCGTGGACAGCAGTCATGCGGTTGAGTCCAAGCCGCCGATGATTGGCGTTCCCGCGGCCGGCGCGACACTCGTCAATCCGCCGATGATCGGAATCCCACCCCCCGAGGGCGGCGAGCCACCACTCGATCCACCATGCCCGCGCTGCAAGCCCCGCAACTGGATCTGCAGCGTGCGCACCTGTAACGGCAGACTGACCTCAGCCATCAGTTTTTATCCCGCTGGATCGCCATGTAGATCGCCGTCAACTGCGCGCCTTGGGTATCGTTCTGCCGCTGCATTTGGGTCGCAAGGTTCGTGATGTTGGTCGCCTGCACCGCGGTGGTCGTGGTCAACACCGCAATCGAATCCTGATTCTTGATCGCCGTAATCTGCGCCGACAACGCATTGGCCTCCGCCGCTTCGAGCCCATTCGAGAACGTCGCCACCTTCCAGATCAGCGCCGCCATGAACGCAATGATGGTCGGCAGTCCCGCCATCATGGCCCATAACGAAATCGTGACCTTGGTTTTCTCGTCAATGATCACTGGGGACGATTCGGTTGAGCGCCCGATCCGTCTCCCTTTGTCCCTCCAATGCTTTCACCCGATTCGATACCGCTTCGATCGCCGCTTTGTTGGCGATGGTGGAACTGAACGATACCACCAACATCCAGATCACGAAGAAGCCGATCACGACCGCGATGGCGATGCCGATGATCTTGACGCCGGCCACTTCCGTTGTACTCATTTCTCGAGCCTCGTGATGCGCCGATCATGGTGCGACAACCGCTCATCGAAGACCGCAACCCGTTGTCCAATCGCAGTCAAGACATTGTTCTGATGGTCGAGCTTGTCGTTCATGTCTTCCATCGACCGCTCCATGTCGTTGTCGATCAGTTGGTCGAGCTTTTCGTTGACGCCATCCAGATCATTGCTGAACAGCTTGACGCCTAAGCGTTTGAAGAAGGTTGTCGCAAGCACCACGGCGGACACAATCCCTCCCGCTATGTAGCCGATCTTTTCCGGGTCGTCCATACGGACACTCCCA